AAGATCAATATGGCGAAGATATGATCCTTTATTTTGAGGGAAACTATCGAAAGAGAATGGCAGAAGCTACATCTCGATTTTATACAGCTGTATTAGAGAAAGATCTTTCACACGATGGTGATTTTGACCTTTTTCAACACTTGATCAACTGTGTCCCTAAGGAAACTCCTCAAGGCACATTGGTCACAAAAATAAACAAGTCATCTGCGAGAAAGATTGACTTGGCTATTGCTTCAATTATGGTTTTTGATCGTTGGTCTGATCTACGAAGAGAAGATCCAGAACCAGAAGCAAAAGCTCCAGAATTTATAACTTTTTAAGAGGATTAGAGATGTTAAATAATTTAATCGTTTTCAGCGTGGGATTCATTAGTGTGTCTGTCTCTGCATTTCTAGTATCAACACAAGTTGGACTTCTTGTTGTTGGACTGGGCTTCATTGCAATCGCTCTGCTGTTTGATTTTGAGAGAATATGAGATTATTAGAATTTTTTAAACCAAATATCGAAACCAGAGACATTGATGCTTCAATGTTCAATCTGGGATTAGAAGACAAGACAAAGACAAGCTCTGGAAAAGCAGTTGATCCATCATCTGCCATACAGAGTTCGACAGTTTATTCGTGTGTATCGCTGATCAGTGACTCTATTGCCACAATGCCAGTGAAAACATATAGAAAGACACAAGAATATCGTGAACCTACTACCCCACCAATATTTTTGGATAATGTTAATGGAATGCCAAATGCTGAGACTGATCTCTTCACTTGGTTGCATAGAACTATCAATTCATTATGCCTTTATGGAAACTCTTATTGGTTAATCACCTCAAGAGATCGCAATGGATTCCCTAGTTCTCTTTATAACTTGCATCCAGATGATGTGCAGATCGACAGAAAAGGTGGAAAAGCGATCTACACCTACAATGGGAAAGAAAAGTTCACAAGATACACAGTTTTAAATCCATCTGGTGAGATTGTTCACATAAAGAACTTCGAACAAGGATCTGACTATGGATTGTCACCAATTGAAGCTGGATCAGAAGCAATTGGATCAGCATTAGCTCAAGATGAGTTTGCTGGGACATTTTTTAAGAATGGAGCTGTTCTCTCTGGTGTTATAGAGATGAACTCAACTCCGACTGAAGAGCAATTAAGGATCTTTAAACAATCTTTTAATAGAAAACATCAAGGATCAAACAAAGCTCACAATATTGGAATTTTGACAGAGGGAAGCACTTGGAAACCACTTGCCCTCGATCACGAACAGATGCAGTTCCTACAATCTAGGAAATATACTAAATCTGAGATCTGTGGACTCTTTAGAGTCCCAGCGTATATGATCGGCGATCTGTCAGAGACAACAAAGCTCGGATCAAGTATCGAGGAGCAGAATAGAGTCTTTTATGAACTGACTCTTCTCCCCTATATCAACCGAGTTGAGACTGCACTGACAATGTTGCTCCCAAGAAATCAATTCGCAAGAATAGATGTCTCTGGGTTGCTTCGTGCAAACATAAAAGCTCGATATGAAGCATATAATCTCGGCAGAAATGCAGGGTTCTTATCTGTTAATGAAATTCGAGCAAAAGAAGATCTTTCACCAGTTGATTCTGAAATTGGAGATTCGTATCTGCAAAACTTGAATCAAGTTGCAGTGGAAGACACAGAAGATCAGTCCGAATAATTCGACAAATCGGAATGGGACTAAATGTCATTAAGACATCAATGGAGAATCGCTGATCCAAGTTATGTATCAAGCGAAACGCAAACAAAAGCAATGCTTGGAATCTTTGGTAAAGATCACGAAAGATTTCGAGCCAATATAGATATGAGAAACTTCGGAGAAGAGATCTTTGAGTTTGATATGTTAAGCAATCAAATAAAACGATTTGAACGAGGTTGGCAGTGGGAAGATTTTAAGGGATCAGTTGGTTCATTTCAACGATTTGGATTAGATCCATTTGAAAATCACATTCCAAATGCTGTTGCTTTCACTCACGATGCTAATTTCTATAATCCAGATTATTCAGTTCTTTATTGGAAACGAACAAAAAATGGATTAGAACTAATTAACAAACTTGTTGAGGTTAAAGGCACACGCAACATAAAGAATCAAGATTATGAGATTTATGTTAATTATCAAAAAAATGTTATAAATCCACACAACGACAAAGTGAGAAAATATGCAAAAAATCATTTTGTTGCAAAGTGTCTAATTGAATTTGAATTGTTCTTGTATCCAGATGCTTATGCAACAGGATTCAAAGCAAATAAGGACAATACAACTTGGAATCCAACAATTCATCATTTAGAAAAACTGGAAATATATGCAGTTGATGAATTAGAAGCTATTTGGAATAAAACTCCGAGAACAGATCATCAGAATGTAAGATTGCAAAAACATACAAAATCAATATTTGATCCTAAAAAAGTTAACGCTATTGATGGAATCACAAATTGGTCAGATGATCATTATAAAAAGGCAATTCACAGGTCTGCCTTAGACAATTATTAAAGGAATTTAATGCCATATCCAGATCAAGATCAATTTGGAACTAAATCAGAAGCACTAGACAAAGCAAAACTCATCGGTTGTTATATCGATGAGACATCTTTTCACGAAATGGAACTTGATGACATGACTTTGTTTATGCCTTGCAAGACACATCAAGAATATGATGAAAAAATGTTGAATAGAGCTGAGGAACGATCTGAGCATATCAATGTGCCAGATTATGTTCAAGCTAATGCTCAAAGAGGTTTAGACAACTTAGATCTTGCAGGAGATGGACTTGTTGATGCAACTAAAAGCAGTGCAAGACTTATGGCAAGAGGATCAATCACAGAGGATAAATTAAGAAAGCTCAGTGCTTGGATAAAAAGGCACAGAGGTGATCTTCAATCTGAACAAGTAAAAGATGGAGAGATCAGTGCTGGTGTGGTTGCACACTGGCTTTGGGGATCTGGATCAGCAGAGATTTCTGTTGGTGCAATGCTCAAAGGAGCTGATCGAACTATTGCTTGGGCAGACAGAGAGATCGAAAAATTAGACAATAATGGAGAAAGAACATTGGAAAAGATAAACGAAAAGATCTTCAGTTCAGAACCTAAACAAGTCAGACCAACACCAACTCACGATGTGAGATATATAGTCAATGAATTTGAAGCAAGAGCACTAGATGGCTCAAAAGCTGTTATCAGTGGATATGCTTCGATCTTTGATAGGTCTTCTCAAGTGCTTGGTGGAGGTTTTGTTGAGCAGATTAAAAAAGGTGCATTCACAAAGACACTACAAGAAAGAGGCACACAAACTTCAAGAGATGACATAAAAGCTTTATTCAACCACTCAACTGATCTAGTTTTAGGATCGAAAAGATCTGGAACTTTAAAGCTCACAGAAGATGCAAAAGGACTTCATTATGAAGTGAATTTGGATCTTGACATCACTCACCACCGATCAGCTTTTAAAATGATTGAAAGAGGCGATGTGACTAATTCATCTTTTGGTTTTGATGTCATCGAAGAGAGATGGTCAGTCCCAGAATCTTCATCTGAACCAGTTATGCGAGAAGTGTTAGAGACAAGACTTTATGAAGTTAGTCCAACACCATTCCCAGCTTATCAAGACTCATCAGTCTCAGCTGAGAGATCGTTCAAAGGTTTAGCTGAACTAAGTGGACTTGATCTTCGTGATCTAATTGAAGCAAATGATCAAGGTTCATTGAAAGAACTTCTTAATGAAGAAAATGAAACTGTTTTCAACGCTGAAGCTAGAAAAAGAAGACTAGATCTTCTCAAATCGAAAGATTTATAAACTTAGACACAGACTCGATGATGAATCAGTCTTTGTCGCTTAATTAACAATCCAATAAGTCGAACACAATTCACTTATTAATTTTCATATAAGGAGAAAATATATGAGCAATCCAATAGTTGAAAAACTATACGAGGAAAGAGCTAATCTCTGGGATCAAATGAAAGAACTCAATGATCGTGAGATCAAAGAGGAAAGATCACTTGATGCTTCAGAAAAAGAAGCTTGGGACAAGATGAATGACAGAATGTCAGAAATCGATGCCAGAACTTCTGAACTTGCATCTGTTGAAGAAGCAAATCAAAAATCTGAAGAAGCAAGAGCAATCTTTGAATCTTCATCCCCAGCCCCAGTCATCGAAAAAGAAGTTGAAGCTCCAAGTGATGCTTCCATTTTAAGATCAATGGCTAATGGTGAAATAAGATCACACAACTTTGAAAAAAGAGATCTCACCAAAGGAGCAGATGGTGGATTAGTTCCTCAAGGTTTTTATGACCAAATAATTGCGAAACTAGATGAGAACGCTGTCGTGAGACAGTTCGCAACAGTTGTCTCAACAGCTGGTGGCGAAGACATCAAGTTTCCACAAATCACAGCATTATCATCTGCATCATTAGTTGCAGAGGGTGGAGCAATCGGTGAAAGCGATCCAACAAGTGCATCAGTCACATTAGGAGCTTTCAAATATGCCTACCTCACTCAAGTATCTTCAGAGCTTTTAGCTGATGAGGGTGTTGACATAGAGGGATTCTTAGCAAACGATGGTGGTCGCGCATTAGGAAATGGAGCAGGAACTGACTTCGCAGTCGGCAATGGCTCAAGCAAACCAAATGGTTTGATGAATGCTTCTGGAACTGGTGTCACTTGTGCATCAGCAACAGTTATCACACCAGATGAGATCATTGATCTTTATCACAGTGTGACTTCCCCATATAGAATCAATGGTGCTTGGATAATGAATGATGCTACTTTGAAAGAAGTTAGACAACTCAAAGATTCAAACAACCAATATTTGTGGCAACCATCACTGCAACAAGGAAATCCAGATATCTTATTAGGATCTCCAGTTGCTACTGATCCGAACATTGAAACAATTGCAACAGCAAAGAAAGTTATTGCTTTCGGAGATATGAGCAAATATTTCATTCGTGAAGTTCAAGGAATACAAGTTGACAGATCTGTTGACTTCGCATTCGCCAACGATTTAGTGACTTTCAGATTTATCTATCGTGCAGATGGTGATCTTATGGACACAAACGCTGTTAAAAGAATGGTCATGGCTTAATCGCCTCACCTTTCTTAGTCTTTCATCTGGCAACAGATAAAGATGGTCAAGATCCAGCAATGGATCATTGACTGAGATATTCAGTCTCATTCACTCACTCTCTACTTCCAAGATTGAATGTCTCAGTGAATCAATAGGAGAAATAATGAAAATTATGATGAAGATCAGTTTGTCTGGTCTATACAATGGAAAACCAATTCCCCCAGCAGGAGAGCTTTGGGAAACTGATAAGAACAACGCTGTTGATCTTATTGAAAAGGGTTATGCAGAACCAGTTAAGTCTGCTCCAAAAAAGACAGCTTCTAAACCAGCTGGAAAAGAAAAAAGCTAGTGAAAAAGTCTGGCTATATGAAAAAGAAATCTACTAAGAAAAAAGGATCTAAAGGTCGCAAATGATCGGATATTCAGTTGGAAATGGAACTCAGCATATATATAAAGATTCGTTAGGTCGAATCTATGTGAATGCTTATATTGATGGCACTCTCACAAATGCCAGTGGATCAGTCACAGTCACAGTGACCGATGAAGCTGGAACTGTGATCATCAATGGGCAAACTGCCACAACAGACACAACTGGGATTTATTATTATGATCTAGGCATCACCAACACAACCAATGTGAACAAACTCTATGCAGTTTGGTCTGGAACTTGGGAAAGTGTTGTCCAGAAGCTTAGAACAAATCACGAGATCCTTGGATTTCCTTTATTCACAGAAGCACAAGCAAGAACTTTTGACATAGCTCAATTGAACTCTGCAAGTGACTATTCAGATGCAACTATTTTAGAAGAGAGAGCAAAGATCACTGATCTATTAGAACAATGGACAGGAGCTTCTTGGACACCTAAGTATTCTTTAGAAAAGATACAGGGTGACACAACAAGAGTTTTATCATTGCCTCACTTTAATGTGAACAAAGTGATCTCTGTCACCATACTTGGTGAGAGTATTGCAACTTCTAATTTTGAGATTGATAACAAAATAGGGTTTATTTATAGAACTGATGGATTCTTTCCAGAAGCGACATCAGAATATCCAATGCCCATTGTTATATCTTATGAGTATGGATGGGACTTCCTCAAGAATGGTGTTGATCGTATTGCATTGAAACTGCTACTTGATCGAGTGATCTCAACAAACATTCCAGATCGAGCAACTTCTTTCAACGATGAGATGGGAAATATCTCTTTAGTCACACAAGGAGGAGGATTTAAAAATCCTACAAGAATCCCAGAAGTTAATCAATGGATCGATGAGAACTCGGAAAAGGTCTTTGGTGTTTAATGGCGATCTCATCAGTTGTTAAAACAGTAAGAGACAATTTAAAAACACAATTAGACAATCGAGCAGGTTTGAATGGTGTTGCAATCTTTAAATATCCTCCAATGGATCAAGCTCCAAAAAAAGAGATGATCTATTTAGGTGATGGAGACTCTTCAATGGACTTCCAATCTTTTGGATCAGTGTATGAAGAGGATCTTGGATTAAAAATATTTATATATACGCTTCGAGCTGGAGCTGGAGACTCTGTTGCCTCCACCACAGAAAGCAGATCTCTAGCACTAGCTAATGAAGTGATTGACCAATTAAACGATGATACAACCATTAATGGAGCTGTGATTGTCTCAAGAATCTCAAATATGCAGATCGATAACACTTTATCTGATGAGGGCAGAGTCTGTCTCATCGAGATGAATTTAGAAGCTCAAGCAACACTATCGGAGTAGATATGACAAAAAAAACAAATTATATTGCAATCGTTGATTGTGAAATCAAGAAAAAAGAATTTAAAGCTGGTGATTCAGTTGATGTGCAAGTCCCTAGGTGGATGGTCTTGCAAGGACTTGTCTTGCCAGAAGACAAAGCAAAGAAACTAGAAGAGGAATAATATGCCTACATTTATCGCAGGAAAAGACAACAAGATCTTATTTGGAATCCACGATCTAACAAGTTATTTTAGTGATGCAAGTTTTTCAAGAGAACAAGCAGTCAATGAAACTACAACTTTTGGATCAGATCAAGCTTCTTATATAGGATCAATCGAATCAGCATCAGCTTCCTTAACTGGATTTTATGATGGTGGATCAGATGCAGTCGATGAGGAGCTTCAAGCTGTCATTGGATCTGCAACTGCAACTCCCCTCTCAATTTATCAAGGTGGCGACACTGCTGGGAATAAAGTTGTCTTATTAAATTCAAAGATTCAAAACTACACCATTGACTCGAATGTTGGAGATGCTGTCGGTGTCTCTGCTTCATTCACTGGTGATAACTTTGGAAATGGGAAAAGCTTATATGCTTTGACCAATACAAGTGCAACAGCTAACACGACTGCTGTTGACTTCGGTGCTAGTTCATCATTAGGTGGTCAAGCATTTCTACATTGCACAGCTCATAGCTCTGCAAACATATCAGTGAAAATACAATCATCAGCAGACAACTCATCTTTTGCAGATGTCTCTGGTTTTTCTTTCACTGCAATCACAGGGACAACCTCTCAGAGAATAGCAACCACAAACACAGTCAATCGTTATGTTCGCATAGTGATCACAGTGACTTCTGGCTCTGCAACCTTTTCAGTTGGTTATGCCCATAATTTAAAGTAATTAATTAATTTAATTTAGGAGAAAAATAATGGCTTTCAA